CCATATACATGAAGTTTTGAATCTCCGTGAATTTCTATATTACAAGAACCTAAAACAACTATACTCTTATCTTTAACTGTAACAGTAAAATCACTACCTTGTACAACAATCTCTCTATCTCCATTGGCCGACCATTGTTCTCTTGTTCGTGATTTTCCGTGTTCCCATCTTCTAAACTCATTACCAGGCGTATCATCTGTTATATCGAGATGTCCTGATTCAGATTGTCTTACATTAATATAAGGATAATTACCAATTTGTGTATTTGCAGATGAGGTGTATACACCTTTGTATATTTGGTCTGGCATAATTAAGGTCCTTTATTGCTTACTTGAACGAAAGGAGTGCCTGAACCTGAAACAACACTAGCTTGAACTGTTGTTATTCCTGCACTAAAATTTTGTATAGAATTTGTTACTGAGGCTGTAGCTGATTCTATACCAGAAGATAATGCACTCGGAACAGATTGAATATTAGCAACTGTTGCAGTTAAATCTTGGCCAAGTCCATTTATACCATTAATTGCTTGATTTGTTTGTGTGACTGCATTTTGAGTTTGTTGTATTAGAGTACCAACATCACCAAGACCAATAGTTAAAGCATTGGATAGTGCTTTTTGTAATAAAGCAAGACATTGTTGTAATGTTTGTGCAATTCTTTGTGGTAAACTTTTAATAACACTAATAAGAGTATTGACATCAGTTATAAATGCTCTTGCCTCTTGTATTGATTTATTGATTAATTTTAAAATTTTATTTACACGTTTTAATAGTGCGATGGCATCTTTTAAAAGATTTTTAATTTGTGTAAAAACAGGACTTGTAGAATCTCCAAATAAAGCAGTAATGATAGCATCTCTTGCTTTGGCTATTGCTTGTGCTATATCAGAACTTTTTGTAGCTAAATACAATGCTACTTCTGATTTAGGATCACAAATATGAAAAATCTCTGCATTTGCAATTGCAATTGTCGTATTTTGAATTGAACCTCTGGCAATTTGACTAATTGTTGATGTGCCTTGTTGAATTTTGTTACCAATATATTTTGTCGTTGGCCCATCAGTTTCATCAATTGTTCCATAATCTCCTGGAGTTGGTTGTATAGGTCCTAATTTTACTGTAAATGCCATTTTATATCCTTATTTTTTAATACCTGGAATAACACCTAATATGACAGGAAACTGCCCAGCTTCTCCATCCATAAAAAAACCAACAACCCATTCACCTAATGGAGCTGCCTCAAAGTATTTTGAATTATTAACTGGCAAAATAGGCATTGCCCATGGTAAATCTTCAGCCGGAATATCATCTCCATACCAACCAAAAATACGAACTTGATAGCGACTTAGACCTAATTCATCCATGCGGTTAACTATTTCTCCTAACCACCAAACAAAGCCGTTTAAACCAGCAAAGTTAAAATTATTTGTACCCTTACTCATTATATAATTCCTTTCACAGTATTATTCCATAACGTAGTACTATTGTTATTCTTAGGATAAGGTGTTGGTACACTTTCTTTAGTTATCTCTAAAATTGTCTTAAATTCGGTTAAACCAATAATGTGTCTTACACCGGTAATAAAATAATTACCTGAGTAATATTTATCTAGGTCTAAAGTATTTGGTTTTCTAGATAATAAATTAAATGTTATAACTTTACCAATTGTTAGGTTTGGATCGCCGGGAACTGATAGTCTAATTCTTGTATAATTTGCTAATGATAATTGTGCAGTTCTGTACGGTATATAAGTTTCTGCATAAATGTCATTTCCTGCGGCACCAGGAACTGATGCAACATAAGAAGAACTTTTACTATCAAAATTTGAAATGATTAATTTTAACATTGCCTGTGAAGTTTGATTTAATCCATCACCTTTACGGTTTGTCGAATTATCTATAATAGGATACGGGTTCAAATTTTTTGATTTTTGTTGATAAACACCATAATCAAAATTGGTTACTTTTTTGTCTCTAGTTATAGGATTTGCGGAGATTAATTGATTTGCAAAAGTACCTGAAGTAATACCATTGAGTGTATCAAATGAATCTAATATTTCATATGTTATTACATTATACACATCAGAATTTAAATTTGTAGAATCAATATTTTTAGGCTTATATGTATATGTGTAATAAGATGGTTGCTTCATCATAGTTTGTAACGACCTAAAATTAAATCCATATCTATTCTCAAAAAATATCATGTCAGCGCCAGGATTTGATGGATTTGGTCTGGCATAATTCATCATAAAATTAATTGCATCAAATGGTTTTAATGTTGGTATCATGAAATCATATTGGCCATAAGTTGTTTCTATACCATTGTATGGCATCTTATTTGCCGGTACTTTTAGATAGTTTGTTAGTATGTCTTTTACATTGTCTGAAATTAATGAATTTTTATATCGTTTGGATATTTTATATTGCTCAGACAAAAGTAACTCATCAGAACAAAAATAGATAAGATACGACTCTTTATACATTGTGCCTTCAAGTTTTCTATTACCAACTTTATACACACGAAATAAACCATCAATTTGGCTAGATTTATCTCCGGTTTTACTGAATGTTAATCTTAAATATTCTGTACCACTCAATGCTAAAGTTTCAATATAGCCCATCGACTCAACGATATTCACATAACCAGATATAAAATTACTAAACAAATCTTCAGCATATGATATTTCCGTCATTATATTTTTTAAATCAAAAGTAGCCACCGAACTTAACAAGGTTAAGTTTGTTAGAGCATAATCTTTTGGATTCTTTATTCCAATTGCCATATTATAATCTCATTAAATTTACTAATTCTTTTTCTATTTGATCCGAATAAGATGTGCTGATTAAATTAATATTTCTTTTGGCCTCATTTTGTTCAATCTCATATTGCAGTATACTGACCGATTGTTTTGATATAGTTTGTGTAACGCTACCTGTTACATTATTATTCGTATCATAAAAATTATATGTTTGCGTTCCAATTACTATATTATTATATGTTGGTAAATCAACCACAATTGTTCTATTAGTTGTGGTTAAAGAAACAGGATCATATGTTGTAATTATTTTTCTGTATTCATATACTGTGCCGGAAATATCTATTGCCGGATATTTAGCGGCTAAGTAATCATTAAATTTTGGTCCAGTTATTGGCAAATCATATTCTGGATCCATTATTTGGTTTGAATAAAGAACTAACCAAAATTTGTTAACGTCCTTATAATATTTGTCGGCTATAATATCAGGTCTATCACCATCTTTTATATTGTATGAGTAAAATAAAAGAGGGTTTTGTAATATTGACGATATAATACTCACTCTAGACATTATATTAGTTAACAAAAGAGAATTATTTTTATAATCTGTTGTGATGACTTTAGGAAAAGAATTAAAATATAACATGATTACCTTCTTTGTGCGGATGTATCACTATCATTAATATTATCTCTTGTGAGAATATTCATTTCTCTAAATGATAATGATAGTTGAGTTTGTACCATAGATCCATCTCTAAATACTGCAAAACCATTTGGCGCTTGATTGACTTGAACAGATTCCAATATACAATCACCATATTTTGCTAGATAAGGACTTTCCACTCCGTTCACATAAAATTGGATGTTGAATATTGAAGGAGGTATTAAATACATACTGTTTGTTGTTGAGTTTGTTACATTACCTATTTTTTGTCCTAATGTAGGCAAAGAATAAAATCTAAATTGTTGAATGATATCATTTATTCTAGCAGCTTCAGACTGCGATTTGGGGGTCAAAGTAAAATCTAAATTAAAACTTCTTAAATTTGTACCACGATAAATCATTTGTACTTGAGGATTAATTGCATAACCTTCAGCCCTCTGTAATAAAGTTCCTAAATTTGCAACATCAACGCCAGGGATTTCAATTCCTCCAGTTTGTAAGAGTCCAGTAGCAGCAGAAATGACACTTGGATCTGAACCCAATTGGTTGCCTTTACCTTCTAGTATCGACTGTATTAAACCTTCGTTACCTTCACCTGCGGAACCAATAGCTCTGAGTGTTGGGAGTAAAGTACCTAAATCACTTGCTAAGCTCATTTCTTCATAATTTGCATCATATGATGATGTAAGTGTATCTGGCATATAAAGAGAAATTACAGATTTAACTTCTTTTGTTTGTGGAGATATCGATAAACCTTTTGATGGTATTAAAGCATTTATAATACCAGCAGTTACACCAGTTTTAAGTCCTTCAAGTGCATTTCCTGTTCCTAAAGCTGTTGCTGCACCAGTAAGTACAGCTCCTCCTGTACCGCTATTTGTTACTATTACTGTTGGATTTTGTGCTGTATTTCCAGAGCCAATTTCCGCAGGATCAATATCTTTAATTGTAAAAGTAACCCAATGATTTTTGTTATTTTTACCTGATTTACTGATTGGTGCTAAATCTTCGGGATATCGTAAAATACTTAAACCTGCGTATTCTTCTAGCGCTTTTAGAGGTCCTGCTACAGAAGGTGTTTCGCTTATAGCAGATTCTACCCGTGTTATTGTTATCGCCATTGTTTTCTCTTAAAAAATGATTATACATAGTATTTATGGCATATTCTGGACTATTTAAACCTCGTAACCCACAAAAATATATTGGAGATTCCACCAATATAGTATATCGCTCGTCTTGGGAAGTCAAAGTCATGTCTTGGCTTGACCTAAATGACGATATAATATCGTGGGCGTCTGAAGAACTCATTGTCCCTTATAAATCACCTATTGATGGCCAATGGCATCGTTATTTTCCAGATTTTCTTGTCAAAATGAGAACAAGAGATGGTAAATTCAAAACAATGATGCTTGAAGTCAAACCAAAAAAAGAAACTGCACCACCGCCACCACCAAAACGTATTACTGAAAACTATATTAAGGCAGTCAAAACATGGGGTGTCAATGAAGCTAAATGGAAAGCCGCCATTGAATTCTGTAAAGACCGAACATGGGAGTTTCGTGTCATTACCGAAGACCATCTTGGTCTCAACTAAATATACCTATGGCAACTTCAATACTTACTAAATTTGGACAAGAACGGTCAGCAACCGATTATGCTGTCATGTCCAGAGAATCCATGAAATGGTTAAAGATAAAGATTGACGACCTTAGGAATGTATCTTCAATACCAAAAAATATATCCCGTGAGGCTATGCGGTATGATAAGAGATTTATGCTTGGTAAAATGTATTGCTTCTTTTATGACCCTAAAGGAAAAGATGATTTGCCATATTACGATAAATTTCCAATGATTATAGCTTTGGAAAAATATCCAGATGGATTTTTAGGATTAAACTTACATTACTTGCCATATAAGTATAGAGTAGCGTTTCTTACCAAATTGATGGATTACGCATCCTTAGACGGCAATAATGATGTAAAGAGACTTAGAGTGTCTTATGACATATTAAACGCCTCCAGACGTATCCGTGAGTTTCGGCCTTGTCTAAAACGATACTTAACAAGTCATATCCGTTCAAAAATACTTGCCATTGAGCCACATGAGTTTGAAGTGGCAAGTTTTTTACCTATCCATCAGTTTAAAGGTGCCAAACCTGATGAAGTATGGAAAGAATCAGTAGAACAAATTAAAGGAAATTAATAAATGCCTTCAATAGCAGATTTCATTAGTAATTTTTCTGGACAAGATTTAGCTAGACCAAATCGGTTTACAGCACAAATTTCTTATCCAAAAACAATAGCACCTATAGGCACCACGGTAATATGTGAATCAACCGAATTACCTAGTATAACATATGCTACAACCGAACAAAAGTTTGGTTCAAATCCAATTGAAAAATATCCATATCAAGTCCAATTTAATGATATCAACCTAACATTTTTGGTTCGTGAAGATATGAACATAAAGAAAGTTATGGATTTTTGGATAAACCAAATTTCTCCTAGTGATAATTATACCTTTAATTACAAAGAAGATTACGCTGGTGAAATTAGAGTCACTCAATATTCTTTAACGGATAAACCAATATATCAAGTAATCTTGAGAGAAGCATATCCTATTTCTGTGAATCAACTTGATTTGGATTGGTCATCTGATGGATACCACAAATTAACTGTTGTTTTTGCATATACATATTGGGAACAAAATGTTGGAACTGTGGACGCAAATTTTAAATAAACCTAATGGAGTGAATATAAAATGGCATTACCTAAAATTGATACACCAATCTATGAGATAGATTTACCGTTATCAAAGAAACATATTCGTTTTAGACCGTTTCTTGTAAAAGAACAACGTAATCTAATGATGGCTATGGAATCAGATGACAAAGAAACAATTGAAAAAAATATTCGTCAAGTATTAAACAACTGTACACTAACTGAAGATATTGATATCGAAAAATTACCAGTTATTGACGTTGAATATTATTTCTTACAACTAAGAGCTCGCTCGGTTGGTGAAGTAGTTGAAAACAAATACCGTTGTGAAAATGTTGTTGATGATAAGGCATGTAACGGTTTGATGGACGTTAATCTTAATCTTTTGGATATTCAAATTGAAATTGATCCATCTATTAACGACACAATCCAAATTAACGATAGAATTAGTGTTAAATTAAAATATCCAGAATTCTCTGTTGTTGAACGTGCCAGTAAATTTGAGAATGTAACTGATATGGCATTTGATATGATTGTAGAAAGTATTGAGTATATTTTTGACGGTGAACAATACTATTATGCTAAAGAATCAGACCCAGCAGAATTGATTGAGTTTGTTGAATCATTAAACCAAGCACAATTTGAGAAAGTAGAAGAATTTTTTAATAAGTTACCAAAGCTAAACAAAAAAATTGAAGTTGATTGTAAGAAGTGTGGTTTTCATCATACAATTAACGTAGAAGGCTTAGACGGTTTTTTCGTCTAACATTTCGTCATGACAATTTGAAGAATTACTATAAAACAAACTTTGCATTGATGCAACACCACAAATATAGTTTGTTTGAGCTTGAAAATATGCTGCCTTGGGAACGTGATATCTATATCAATATGCTAATTCAATACATTGAAGAAGAAAACGAAAAGATAAAACAAAGACAAGCAGCTCGTAGATGATAACCAAAAAACTAAAAGGCCAAGTATTCATTTGGAATCCTAATGCTTTCAATGGCAAGGGATACTGGTTCGTTTTAGGAAAAAATGGTAGTTACGGTAAAGCGGCATCTAAAAGACAAGCAGGTTATCTCAATCGTCCTACGACAAAACAGATTGAAGAAAATTCTCCAGAAGCTGAAACTCCACAAAAAGAACCTTCAAGTAATACTCAATCATCTTTAGGTAAATTAAAAGATAAATTTAATCCTAAAAATATGATGAAGATGTTCAATCCTTTAGGAGAAAAGGCAACAAGTAATCTCAATGAAGAAAAAGACCAAAGTGAATTTTTTGGTAAATCTGTTAAAACACCTGCAATCAATTCAAGTAAGATAGGCCCAATAGACAAAGCATTCTATGCTACTGTAGCACCCAATAAAATTGTACCGATTCGAAAAGGTGAAAGTATTGCGAACGTAGCTGCAAAACTATTGGCAATGTTTAATAAAACGTATGAAGAAAAAAAATTACAAAGAGAATTGAATAAAAACTTTGAAGAAGAAATACAATTAGAAGATAAAAAACGCCACGAAAATTTGATTAGAGAAATCTACAAAGCAAAAGGCATGAAGCAACCAAGTAAAGGCAAAAAAAATAAAACAGCCAACAAATTAAAAGATTGGTCGGACATAAAACGTCTTAAGATTGAAAAGGGTGGTGTTATTGGTGCAGTAAAAGATGCCGCTTCAACAGCAACAAAAGCTGCTGTTACAATTGGAGGTACCGTTATTGCAGGTAACGTATTAGCTAAAATTGCCGGTTCTGAATCTCAAGGTTCTTATACAACAATGAATGTATTACCTGGAGAATATAAAACCGGAACTTACGAAGCAAAAGCAGGTAACAAAAAATTAGGTGGTGGAACTTACGAAAAAAGTTTAACTGATATGTCTTTAGGTGAAGTAATTGAATTAGGAAAAGAACGTTCCGCTTTATCTGGTACAAAAGGTGGAGGTTCAGCTGCAGGAAAATATCAATTTATGCCGGCAACAATTGCAGGATTAGGTCCAAAAGTATTTGGTAAAGAATGGAAAACTGTTCCATTTAATGCAACAAACCAAGATAAAATGGCTGAAGCTTTGTTACAAGAAGAAGTTGCTTCGTTGAAGCAAAACGGAGTTCCTGTTTCTGAAGCTACAATATATATGACTCATTTGACTGGTGATGGTGCCAAAGTAAAACGCATAATGGACCCAGCTAATGAAGATAAAAAAATGAAAGATGTTGTTCCAGAATTAGCAGGCTCAAATAATGATAAATTAGCTTCTATGACAGTCAAAGAATATAAAGAAAGTCTAGGAAAAAAATTCAGTTACGGTCCATTGGACGAAACAAAAATGGCCAGTAATGAATCAGCGGCTACAAAAGTTTCTAGTCATTTTTATAGAGATAGTGGTGAATACCATGGCGCAATTGATATACCTGGCCAAAAAGGTCAACCAATCTTTGCTACAGGCGAAGGTACTGTAATTTATGGAAATAATGATCCTAATGGATTTGGTTCAAATTGGCTTTTTATAGACCATGGGAATGGATTAAGAACAACCTATGGTCATATGAGTGAACGAACTGTAGAAAATGGCGCAAAAATTAAAGCAGGCCAACAGATTGGTAAAATGGGTAATGAAGGCCGTTCAACTGGAACACACTTGCATTATGAAATAACACAAAACGGAAAAAAGATTGATCCAGAAAATTTTAGTTCACCTGTTTTAACTTCTTGGCAAGCATCCGTTAAAGGTATGCCCGGAGCTATGCAAGTTGCATCAAATTTGAGTAAAGGTGAACAAGTATCATCAGTAACCTCAGAAAATAAACAACTGAAGCAAAATATTACACCAACTACTTTAGTAAATAATGCTAAGACTAAAACAGAAATTGGAAAAAAACCTGACCAAAGAGTGTTACTAGCTAGTCAAAAACAAGATTATCCTGAATTTATAAAAACAACAATGGCCAATTAAAAATGGAATACTCAAAAGCTATCACCAAAAAACTAAAAGATGAAATATTCATTTGGGATCCTACAGCATATAGTGGTAAAGGTTATTGGTATGTTTTAGGAACTAAAGGTTCTTTTGGTCGTCCTGCAAGTAAAGCGGAAAGTAAAAAGTTAGGTAAACCGCCTGTAGCAGAAACAGAACCAGTTGTGCCAGGAGTATTAAATGAAGCACCACCAGCAAAAGAACCTAAGAAATCATCTAAATCTGACCAATATCGTCAAGCAAAAAGAGATAGTAGAACACCTCTTGGTGAAATGATATTCAGAAAATATTTTGAAGAAGGTGAAGGTTTAGGTTCTGCAATTAAAGGTAGTATATCAGATAAATTCAAAGCAAAAGTTACCGGCATGAAAGAAACTTTTGACCCACTTAATATCTCCAAGAAAATATTTGGTAATAAATTAACTGCTATTCTTGGTCGTAAGTTAGGCAAAGACGATGAAGATATTGAACACTTCACAGGTTATAAAAACAAAACTGCTAAAGATGTGGATACCGCAACTAAAATTGGCGAAATGGAATCTGACGGTATAGAAGATGCTTTATATACAAAAGTTGGACAAAGCACTCAAACAAGAACACGAATGAAAGATAGTGCAGCTACAATATTATCTAAATTATATAATTTAATTAAAAAGAACCATGATGAAGAATTAAAGTTACATGAACTTGAAAGGAATCAAAAGAAAGGTCATGACGAACTTAAAAACAAATGGAACAAAGAATTGATTGGAGCAATCACAGGTAAAAAAGATGAATCTCCTTCGTTGAAAATAACAGACTTCAATAAATTCCATGAAGATTTAGTTAAAAAATTAAAAGAGATGGCGAAAGCTATTAAAGAGAGTGGCGGAATTATCAGCTCACTGGTTGATATGTCTACAGGAGCTGGACTCCGTACAGGCGCAGCCGCTTTAGGTGCCGAGGCACTAACAGCAAGTGCCATTTTAAGTTTACCAATCGCTGCTTCAATGTATGGAATGTATAAAGCTAATGAACACGCAGAAGCTTTAGGTGGAAAAGATGCACAAAAATTAGAAGCTGAATCACACACCGATATATTGCAAGGTGCATTAGATGGAAGTGATCCTGCTGCAATGGCTTATTCTGGTTCAGAAAAATTGAATAAGGCCGATGATAAACAAAAAATAATTGCACAGTTTCAAGCCGACATGGGAGAATATTTAATTCCTAAAGGATATAAAGCCGTTAGCAAAGATAAGCATGGTGCAGTTAATTTTCTTGACAAAGACGGAAAACCACCAAAAGAATCTGAATTAAAACAAGCAAGAGGATACGCTCAGAAAAAACAAGACGAAAAGAAAAAAACCTCAGAAGTTAAAGAAAATAAAGAAGTTCCTACTTCAGCCAAAGATGATACAAGCAAAAAAGAAACTGCATCTAAGGTAATTAATAATGTTGGTGATAAAGCTATTAAAGATGCTCCAAAAGAAACTGCTATACCAACACAGAAAAAAGAAGATTCTAAATTAACTACACCAATATCAACAAGTGAATCATCAACAAAGCAAGAGATTTCGGATGCTAAAGAAGTCAAAGCGCCGCCAGGTGCTGTAGCAAAGGCCGAACCGGTCGATTCTATCAAATCACCAATGGCGGCACAAACAATTTCTGAAAATGCTGAAGATATGAGTATGCAAATACTAGGAACAGGAAGTTCTGTAATTGCTGATAACTCTCAAAAAATTAATATTATAAATCAAAACTCGGACGGTTTATTGGTAGAACAATTGACCGGAGTGCGTATGGAAGAACCAACATTACATAAGATAATGAGGCAGAACCTACGAATGGTATAAAAAACCCGCCAAAGTGTGCATCGTTGAGAGGCATGGCGGGTATGTCAAAACTATTTAGAAGAATTAATCTTCTTCTGCTAACTTAGCAAAATAAGTCAAATCATCATCTTCAGCAACTGGATCTGGTTCAAACGGAAGATCCTCTTTATCGAACTTAGGCGTTTTCTTTGCTTGTTCTTTTAAGATTTCAACAGTAGTCTTAGGTGCAATTGTCTCACCATTGAGACCTAATACTTTATCTAATCTACTTTGTAACTCATCATAAGACTTAAACTTAGAATCA